TAGTTATGTAACCGCCTGCTCGGACACGTACTTGTCTCCAATGCATCGTTTGACCTCCACGTTCAACTCTTATGCTGTCTCTGAGGCTTCCAGTGTCAACGCGTACATGAACTTGAGCTATACCTTGCATTAAATGAGCTGCTTCAATAATAGCTTGTTCTGCGCCTTCTAAAAGTTTGTTGGGAATAACTGCAATGTCTTGTTTAACGGTTCCTCTGGTTGCGTCGACAATTATTTTGTTAGTCACTTTTAAGCATCCGAATAGCTAATATACTCTGCATCACCCTCATACTCGTAGATCGCGTCTTCATCGTCACCTATGGTTGCACGATTACGAAGCGCATAGCCGTTAGTGATTGTGTAAGTGCGTGTTTTTTCTACTCCAGAACCGTCTTGGATAGGCACAACTACCTTGAAATACTCGATTTTATTCGCAAGGCCATTATCTATCATGGCATACTGGTTCCCTGCAGCAACTTGAACGTCAGTAGCGAAAAAAGCGATTCTACAGTCACTAATGAACCTTAGTCTCCAACCGAAACTACTCATACCCAAATCCTGCACGACACTTGCGGTTGCACTACCTGGAATTGGTAAACGTAGCAAGTCTTTATTTCGCCAATACTCAAAACTTAAGATTCCTTTAGAGATGTTGACGCCATGAGTTGCGTCATAGCCTATGTGAACCTCATCAATTCGACCATAAACTTTTTCCGTGCCAACTTCCGTTAAACTCATTTTTGGACCTCACATGGTTCCTGAAGCAGTTTCAAATGCTTGTTTGCCTTGTCAACATCGTTGCTGTGTGAAACCCGCATCATTGCGATTGCTACTGAGTCGCTTGAGTTTTTGCAGAGCCTTCGGTGATAGTGCCATTTCATCTCTTCAACAGTGTCAAAAACGGTTATTTTCTTTCCATTTCGTACTATTTGTTTCATGAAACATACCTCTTGTAACGCATGATATACGACACGGAATACAGCGTGGTGCTACCGAGATTCTCCTCATTATCGCTTAAACGAGTTAGCGTCCGCAGTGAACCAAGAGGATAAGTTTCGCAGATTCGCCTCAGTTCTCGTTCAGCCTTCCACCGAAGCTTAGTCCCCGTAATTCCTGTCTTGTCAATACACCAGATTGTTATGGGCACATTCTCAAGGTAGCCTACTCCAACGGGTAAAGCCTCACTCTCAGGAGTGTCTACACAGAAAATAAGGTCTACTCCCTTATCCTTGAACACACGAGTCAAAGGGTAATCAGGCTTACCAAAAACAGTTATGTACTTTGCAAGAGTGCTGTCATCATCTTGTGTCAAGTTTGATGCTGTCAAGTAAGTGTTAAGAAGCACGCGAGTTCTGTATCTTGCGTCTTCACTCAATTAGACCAACTCGTGTAATGGCAACTGAACTAAATCCACTTCTCTATGGTCAAAACTGTTAAGGAAGAAATGTTCTCGTGTAGCCTTTACTTCATAGTAAACTCCGTTTTCAGTTTTGATTTCGTCGCCTTCTTCAAAGCCGTCACAAGTCAAACCCAAAGCGTCAGTTCTCACGTAAGAGCCAGGAGGCAAAAGAGCCCTGTTGGAACCTCGCTCAACAATATAAACTTCTCTTGCTCGCGGCTGTTCAGTGAAAGATTTAGTGTACCATCCTGTAACTGAGTCAGGAGCGCCTAACGTGAGTTTACGAAGAGTCACTTGAAGGTTAAGTGTCATTTTTATCCTGTCACAAGAACGTTTGTTGTTGCGTCACCTATATTGCCTGTGCCAGTTCCGAAGGATGCCCCAGCTGTTTGACCCTTAAAGTTGTTTCCCATGACACAAAGGTATGTGCAACTGTTGTCAGCTTCGTAGCCGTATTTCATTTTGTTATTAGCACGATTCATGGATTTACTCCCGCTTATTGTGATGTGGTCTACATCGACAAGTTTGATTCCACTATAGGTATTCGTAGTTTTCTCTCCTGCATCCTTCAACAACAACCCGTTAATGACGCATCCATCCACTTCGTCAGCCATGTAGACACCATTTACTTGCTCCAACTCCATTGTTGTGCCGTCTCCAATGTAAATGTCATGAGTTTCATGTCCATCCAGTTCTATAGCTCCGTTTCCTGTAGTTGTGTTGTTTCCATAGAGGTGGTTTGCACGAATTCTTATGCGTTCTATCACTTGGTTTGTTGGTGAATCAATTAAGATTCCGTTTGCAGTGCATGTTTCCCATAAACAGTTGTCAATCCAGATATTCCAGATTTTGTATGTTGCTGCTGCATTGTTGAGGATGCGAAGCCCATACTTGCCATAAGCACCGTACACATGATCTAACACTATGTCACTTAGGTAGTTGCTGTTACATTGCATGTCAATAAGAGGCTTCGTACTTGTACCAAGGCTGTCATATTCTGGACCATAAATCATCATTTGCTTTAATCCACTGAAATAATGGGCTGTCGTTGGTGTTGGATAGTCAAAACTGAATACAGTTGTGTCCACGGCTCCAGTTTCTAAAACTGTTCCTAACGGCCAAACACCAGTTAGAGAACCTGTCAGTTTTCCCGCAACTCCACCCCCTTGTACATAGATGCCTGGTTTCATGTTTATTTGTGCTGTTACGGTGTAGTTTCCAGGTTTAAGGATGATTGTGCCTCCTGTTCCTGCAGCCGCATTATACATTGCGGAAATTATTGTATTCATTAGTTCAGAGAAGTCGCTGTCATTGTATTTGCGTTCGCCTGTTGTTCCATGTCGTGCATAATAGGTGGTTCCTGACTTGTAGACTGTGTATGTTCCAAATTGTGCGGGGCTTCCTGCGCCTATTGCGTCTTCTACGTTTTGCATCCATCCCGGGCTAATTTCGTCGCCATGTTTCACGGTTCCATATAGACTACTCATTTTTGTCACCTTTTATGACTGTGAAAGAAGTTCTAACTGTTTCTTCAATTTTTCAAATGTAGTGATGTAAACGCCACAACGGCTATAACCAGCTTTTGCTGTTCCTGCTTTTGCTGGAAGTGTTTTAGGAAAATAGCAGATGCCTGCGTGTGACATGCCTGCTCGTGCGGTTCCTGCTGTTGCTGAGTATTTCACCATTTTATGTTCACTCGTTAGGTAAAGGATCGTTTGCTATGACAATCGGTAATTCTTTTAGCCGTTCAATAGCCTTTTCAATCACCATTAAACTCACTTTATAATCGGGGTCGTTAAGTATATAATTTATGCTTGCTGAAGCTAAACCACCGCCGAGTTGTGTGCCCTTCTCCTTGTAAGCTCGTAGCATCAGGTTTGTGAGCCATTTTGCCACGAGGATTTCACTGTCTGTGCCCGTGATGCTTTTTGATTCTGCTGTGCCTGATAGGTCTGCTATGGTTGTGCCTGCTTGAAGGTTAACATAGTCTATGGCATCGTCAATTTTGTATTCGAGAATGGTTAAGGTTAAGTTTGGGAAGTCGGTTAGGGCGTATCCGTTTTCGTCGAGTATGCGTTGAGCAATACTTGAGATTGTAGTCACATTTAACCCTCCAAACTGTCAAGTTCACCTTGAATTTCAGCTTGGATGCTTTCTAACCTGTTTGCCAACGCTTTCATATTTTCTTTCAGACGTGGCAAAATAAAGGACAACCCTGTATCGAGGGTAGTTACGGTTTTAGCTACTTCGTTGAACTTGGCGATTAAATCTTCTAATTGCTTTTTTCGTTTGCCAATCTTCGCACGCATGTTTAATCCTCTATGTCTAACTCTACTTTATGTTCACTACCATCAGATGTTTTAAAGTATAATCTGTCATCCGACTTAACATACAACTGTGCAAAACCAGATTCATTGTTTGTTGGAGCATCTCCATGAGCAAACTTAATGTATCCAGCCACACCGTCTTTACCTATTGCCGTAAAAGATTTGCAGGCGATACAGCCTTCACGGTCTTCAACCTTCAGAGTTTTTATTATTAGAGAATCGTTTTCAAAACCAACTTTCACGTTGTAACCTCCTAATTTGACATATTCAAGTACAGCATCGTGCAGCCCCATTCAACCGTGGTTGCAGCCACACCTGTAACTGAAACTCTCAAGTCATTACCGTTAACTGTGAATGTGGCATCCCAATTAGCATCAGATTCTTGTGTATGCAATGAAGTTATGGCTCCTTGCAACGTAGCGTTTCCCGCTCCTGTCCGATACGCTGTGCAAGCAAGATGATAGCTTGCCCGTTGCGATCCATCAGATTTTACTCCTACAACCTCAGCTTCCACATGATATGTGTTCTCATCAAGCAACGTAAGAGAATCCACAGTTGTTTGTGTAGCATCAGTTGTCTGCACTTCAGCAGCAGGCTTTACAATTAAACCGTCATGTTTTGTTCCTACGCTAAAAGTGAATGTTTTGTTCGCAAGCATGGTGATGTCGCCAGCACGATCAATAATGAAAGCACCATTATTACTGCCTAAACTTTCAAATCTCGCACAAATTTGTGCGCCACCATAAGAAGTTAAAAACTGTATCTTGCCACCGACCACGTTTTTAGTCTGCAACCAAGAAGTTGTTTGTTGAGCCTGCCAATAACTTGCATTGATATAATTACATAATACATTGCCTAAGTCTAAATCGTCATTACGATAAACAACAAGCTGATTGTAAGCACCTCTCAAAACAACCTTCTGAACCCCCGCATCATCTTGAAACTTGATTTTGCCATAGTAAGGAGCATAATTCTTCTGGATAACCAAGTCGCCTGTCATAGCTCTTGAACCGTCAAGCAACACGGCATTAGGATACTGAGCATCCTCAAAAACGTCATCAACCGCATGAAAATCTGGACTATGATAAGCGTTACCATGAGTTTCAAGCGTGTAAGCAGATGCTCCGCCAGTCATGCCAGCATACTTGAGTTTACGCTGTAAATCCTCAAATTTCCTCGTTGAAACCCGAGGCTTAGAAACTTCATAAAGCAAGTAAGCAAGCAGTAATCGTTGAGCACGACTTTTCAAAGCCATCTTCCGCTACTCCTTCGCAAGCTTAGACTTCAACAAATCCATAATCTCTTTCTCGTAACCATCCAAGTCAAGCTTACGCTTCAACAAACCGATGATTATGGACTGTTGCTGCTCAATATGTTGAAGGCGTGTTAACAGTGGGCCCACCTCAGCAGCTAACTGATCCTTCACTTGTCTTATGTTTTCCTGTTTAAGAACTTCAGCGAATTCAGAGAGAGGCTCTACAGCGTCACCTAACAAACCTTTACTATCCGCGAGAAACTGCTTCACTTTTGAACTCATTTTATTTCCTCTTCACGTAAATGATGTAACCAAAACTTTTCAACCAACCGATACTTAGGGTAGGTGCCATCCATAAGCCGACCATACCCATCAATTAACAATTGACCAACATTGTGACGTGGATGGGCTCCAACGTGCCTTCTAATCCACAACCACAACTCAGGCTTACCACCATGATCATGATTCCACACGCCCCAAACGTTAACATCACTGTTTAAGACCTCGTTCTTGTCAAATTCGCCTTCTAACACTTGGTCAGCGTCAATGACAAAGTAAACGTCACCTTCCTCACCAACGAGGTAGAGGTCACGTTGCAAATGCTGAGGCAAGTCATGAGCTAAAATGATTTCGCAACCATAATTCCTTGCTATCTGCACGGTGTCATCAACGCTGTGAGGCGTGCTGAACTGTGGACCCGTCCGCCAATGTTTACCGAATCTTCCTTCCACTACAACAATGCGATCCGCATACGGTTTGATTGAGTCTAAACATTTTGGAAGCGTTTTCGCCATGTTGTAGGCTGCGATGCAGAAGATTAGTTTACTTGAGGATTTCAATGTCTTTCTGGTCAAAGAGTTTCACCCGCTCCTTAGAAACCGTGAATGTGCTGCCCTTCTCGAATGTGCCATCTTCAAAGTGTAGCGTGCCAACAAGAACCTTAACTTTCACAGTGTTAGTTGGTTTTGGCTTAGTTACTTCAACTGTGGATTCAACAACAGGTGGAGCAGGCAAGTCAGCCAATGACATATCAAATTCACCGTCCAACACAACATCTCCTTCTTCAGCGATGAGTGTTTCCTTTTCAACGATTGGTACATCCTCTTCAACAATTTTCTTTTTTCTTGGCAGTTAAATCCCTCCTATTCAATGAATTTAAACAAAATAAAAAAATGGGGTGAAGCAGTTTTTCATGTGGACTGCAATAACCACGAATTTAGATAGTAGTCATTTTGCAGATTCCATTAGAGTCATAGACAACAGGTAAACCACGTGCATAAACGCGTCCAAACAAGCCTTCACCTTGACGTTTACTCAAGATTTCAGTTTCAACAGTAAAGTCTTCAGCAACAACGTACTCGAACAAGCCTATTGGATTAGCTTTTGTCATCATGCCTGTGCCCGCTGTGATTGTGGCTGTGGGATAAATGTCCCCGCCGATTCGCTCCTTGATCCATGTCAAGTATGGTACAGCTGTGTTAGCAACAAAGACGGCTGCTTCGTTGTACTGTGTCGGGTTCACGCACAAGTTGTATGGCGGGAAAATGTTGTCAGTCATTAGCAAGGCTATAGTGTTGTTGATGCTTGTGGCAATGTTAGCTGCGGTGCCCCAGTCGAGGCTGGTTGCTTCACTGTTTCCAGCAGCATTATACAATCCATTGATGTCATAGTTTGTTCCATCCCGGCTATAGCCAAGAATCAGCAACGTGTCCTCTTCCAAGCCAACCTTGTACCCTGCAGACTCTGCAGTTGTCGTGTTCAACGGGGTGCCACTGAGTCTTGAAGCAGCCAAATCCAACTTGTTAAGTATAAACTCCTTATGAATGTTCGGCACTGCAACAGTGGTTCGCGCAAGGTTGATTATGTCAAGCGTTTCTCTTCCCGGCCAAGCAACGTCAATAGCCGCGTTAGCAGCTTCTGTCATAGTGTCGTAACCGAAGGTTTGTGTGCTTGGATCAATCTTTCTGATAGGCAATAGTTTTCTTCCAACAAGCTCTCGGCGGGCTGCATAGACTACTCTGTCGAGAATGTATTGGCCTTGCTCGGTTGTTAAGGGTTCGTCTCTGCCAACGTATCTTAGTTTGTTCATGGCTAAATCGCGCTCCTCACCATGATGTCCGTGATTGCTGCAACGTCTGCAATGGTTTCTTCAGCGTATGCTACGATTGGACCGTCAGCGCCAAATGTGCCTGTAGATGTGATTGTGGGTTGAGCACTTGTGCTTGTCACCGCTGTAGTGCCTGAGGCGACTACGGTAGTTGCAACCGCAGCCTTCTTAACACATCCAGCTGTACCCATCACAAGAGCGTCTCCTTTCTTCAAGGTGCCTTGACTTGCCTGCAAGGCTGCTACGATTACGAAGCCTCCGCCATTATGCACTGCAACTTGAGCATCTTGCAAGTATATGGTGTCTACGGTTGCAGGTCTGTGCTTCTTGATTGTGTCTTCGTAGCCGAGCCATCCAACTGCCATGCTGTTAAGTGCGTATGCGCCTCCAACAGTAACGTCGTCGTCGTTTGTGCCTTGAATCACCAAGCGTCCTGGGTACATGTTAGTAGCTGTTTCAACCTTCAAGATTTGTGTGAGTGGGGTTCCAGAGACTATGATTTTGTTTGTTGGTTTCGGACCGACTCCTACGTCAGCCATGTTATTTGCCTCCTACCCATTGTTTCTTGTCTGCGTCCCACTGTCCAACAGTGAGCAATGGAGTCTTCTTTTTCGCGTCTTTAGCAAGTAGCTGTTGTACGCTCACGAAGTCTTTTGGTCTGGCAACGTCAATAGCCTTCTTCATAATGCTAAGATTATTCAATGTTTCCTTCATCAAGTCGCCATGCTTCACTCTGCCTTCAGTGTCCTTCTCAATCTCACACGCTAACTCGTATTTGCGCGCGTCAGTGATTGCATCCCGTTCTATGTTGACTGCTTTGATGATGTTTGTGGCTTCTCGCAACGCGTTCTGCAACTGGTCTATCTTGACTTTTTGCATCGCGTTTTCTCGAATGAGCGTGCCGTAGTCTGCTGAAGCATGTGATTCAGTCCAAGCCTTTTCGCATTCCTCAAGTGTTTTGCCTCCAGCCACGCATTGTTTGATGTATTCTTCTTTAGTCTCTTGATCTCCAGTTTGTGCTAAATCCCATAAGTGTGCACATTCTTCTCTGGTTTTGCCTGTGGTCATGCACTGTGCTATGTACTCTTCTTTTTCTGGCAAATGTTTTTTTCTCCTAATTTTTTTTGGTTTTTGTGGTTTCTTTAGTCTGGCTTGCCACATCCAGAAGGGTTTAGATTAGTCTCGTCCCACGACGAGAATCACAACGAGTGAATGTTACGGTTCAAAGAACCATCGTGCTGAATCGCTTGCTTTCTTAGCTTCCACCAACAACTCTTCAACCGTTTGTTCCGCAGGTTTAGGTTTAGCCCGTTCCTCACCTTTTATGATGAATATCACGTCTTTACCATACGCTTTCACAAGTCGCTTGCTTGCTTCAACCATGCCAACTTTCTTGATTTCCTTGCAGATTCCACAGTTATGAAGGGCAATCACTTGATCGGCACTGTGATCCTTGTGCTCGCTGAACCATGTTTTCGCCTTCTCCAAATTCCAACCCTTCTCTTTACTGAACAGGTAGCTTTGAATATCCCATTTCTCATCATACTTACAATAAATTGCTTTAATGCCCTCACTTTCACTAATCTCGATAGTTCGGCACTTCTCTGAAGCTTCCTTATGTCCACTGCGAATGTTCGTTTCAGTTTCCTCCCAAGGATCACCAGTAATCTGAATCTTCTTGTCAAAACCTACACCACAAATAGGGCCGGGGCAACGTCCACTTTCAATAGGTGCCGCTACATGTTGCAGAAAAATGTCTTGTTGAACATAGTCATAGTGGGTGCCATTCCATTCGCCGCTTTGAAGTTTCTTGTTGAAAGCAAAGCCGATACTTACGTCTCGTAGCGTGCCATCTTTGATTTGGGTAGCTATTTTGTCTGGAATACGGTCTTTGAACCAGCGAATATCAGCACGCACTCCTTTTCTGCAAGGACGCTTCGTTTTGGGGTCCATTAAATTTTTGACGTATTGAAAGTTTTCGGCGCGTCCATGAACATCCTCATGTGTTAACACAAAATCGAAGGTTTCAGAGCCGGGATGCTCCAGAATTTTTACGGGTACTGCTCCTATGTCACTTGCTGTTTTCGCCATTTTCTCAAGTTCTGAGGCTGGCTTGTAAGCCCATCCGTCTTCGTATTGGTGTACGATTTCGCTGGCTATCACTGCAGGCATGACAAGGAAATGGTTGTCGTCTATGAGGATTTTGTTGTCGAGGCTTGCACGGTCGAAACATATTTTGCGTTCATTCATTTTTTGGTCACAATTCCTTAATTTTTTCTATAAGTTTTAGTAAGGTTCAGCTTCTCCCATACGAGGAACATGAGACAAGAACCATTTCAAAATGTCAGGAGTCCACTCCGTAACCCGCCTCAGAGTACAACGGCAATTATCGTCTCGTGGCATGTGAGCATGAACTTTAATCGTGTTCGCATCTAATATCTCCAAGTGTGGAAATGTTGAATGCAACTCTGTGCCTAAGTACCTGGGAATTTTCTCGTAATTCAAACAAATCAAGCATAAACGGTCATCAAGAACAGCATTGTATTCCCATAGGTCGAACTGTCCGAAGAACGTGTATTTCTTAAGCTCTTCAGGCTTCCACCGCTTATCCCTGACTGCTTGCACTGCTCTTACTATTTTTATTAAGTGCTGTGACAACAAAACTGTCTCCTTTATCCATAAACTCAAACGGTTGAGGCTCAGGCTTCTTCTGAATGGTTGCGCCTTCACCATTTGGCAACGGGTCAAGCTCGTTCATGGCACGGACTTCATCAGGAGTCATGTACTGCAACCGTATCTGGTTAGCCTGCTCATTCAAAAGCTCAGCCTGTTTCTCATCAAGCTCGGTAAGCTCAAAGGCGCTAACCCATTCAATCTGGTAGTTGAAGGCATCAGGCTTAGGCTGCGCGTCATGTTTAATCCACCGCCTTACCTTATCCCATGAAGGCTCGGACGCTACGGACGGTAAACCTTCAATCTGTCGTGCCTTAGCCAAACTGTCAATGACCCAGCGAACAACAGTTTCAAGGCTGGCTTGGATGCGTGATATAACCTTGTAGTATTGTTGCTGATTCACTTCTGAACCCGTTAATGCGCCTGCTTGTGCTCCCCTTAGAATAGGCTCTGGAACACCTGACCCCGCGCTTATCTGCTCAAGATTCGTGTGAAAGAACGGTTGCGGGTCAAGGGCTCTGCCTTGTGCGCCTTCAAACTTGAAATCCATGTCGCCTGTGATGCCAATGTAGGTTCGTGCCATAAGGTTTGTGAAGGCGTTGCTGTCAACCCAATCTTCCAACTGCTCTTTAGTTGTACCCTGCGGAAACTTGATTACTGGGAAGCCTCCACCCGTTCGATACATCCACTGAGACGCGCCCCAACGTATGTTTCGTCCACAAGTCAAATCATCCCAAACAGGATCAAGCACGCCTTTGCCACTACTACGCGTCTGGATTAGTTGACAGCGTGTGTAATGGATGTAAAGGTATTTTCCGCTTCCACGGTCAACCTTGTAGACTATGGCTTCGCCGAATCTTTCACTGTTTTCATTCTCGTCTTTCAGCCACGCTTGAACCTTCGTCTTAGGATAAGTGGCAAGCTGAAGCAGTTGGCTGCCCTCTCGTAGGGGGGTCTCTAAGAGTTTCCAATCATTTACATCGTTGAAGCTTCCAACAAGTAGACTCCAACCGTAAATGCGTTCGTACTCTAAGGCTTTAGTTAACACTTGTTTAGCTTTCAGTAGAGTAAGCGCGTTCTGCACATCCTCATCAATCTTAGGATCTCCACCCTCAGTGCTGGGATCATCAATTTTAAACCATTTATCAAAAACGTCCGCGCTCATGTGATAAGTCAAGAAGTGAGCTACTGGTTCCCGTTCAGCCGCAAACTCGCGGTCATGATCACTGATTTCGTCTCCGAAGCCGGCGCCCAACTCCGTGCTCACACTGGGAATTCGTATGCTGCTGCCTTGACTCGTGTCTGCTGCTGGGTGAATGATTAAGCCACCGTCTCGTGTAACACGAATTCCTTTTGGAAGCCTTTTTGATTTATGACTCATTAGACGACCTCGGATTTCCAAAAATTATTAGGGGGTACTCATCTGCTCACCCTCTCAGCTGGTTCGCTTGGATTTTAACTTCCCATAGATACAGTTTTTTGCTTGCATTCTCTTTGTTAATGATGTAGAAGAATGGTTCAAGTTCCCATGCTCCGACAGCTGCTGTGTGCGTGGCTTTCAAGACTCCATCAACGTAATATTGAACTTTTGCAGCTTCTTGGAAAACTATTATGCTGAACAAGTGAAATGCGGTGTCTGCTGCAATGCCTAAGTCTGTTGATGTAGGAGCACCGCCGACTGTAGTTACTGCAAACCAGTTAGCTCCTGCACCTGCAGGATCATACTTGAATTCCATGATGTTAGTTGCGTCTTTTCGTAGTTGAAGCTGACAAGTCTGTTGAATTATATTGCTTAATTGAGCATACATATCCATCCATGGTCCGAGGCTGCCGAGACTGATTGTTTTAGCGTTGAGGTCAAGTTGAGCTGTGCCTCCAGTGGTTGCACCACTATCTAACTGAACATATCGGTTAGCAAGTGTGATGGCTCCCGTTCCGCCTACTGTGGAATTCCACTTCGCAAGTAAAGCATTTCCTCCAAAACTGTCAAACAAAACAGTTTCAAACCCTGGCTGAACTACTTGGTTGCCTATGCCCTCACGCGTGATGTACATGCGAACTTTATCTGTCAAAGGAAGCAATGGATAAAACGTGTTATCTTTGCTTGTACTCGTGAATTTTATGGGATCAACGACATTAGCTGCAGGACCGTAACCGCCTTCAAAACGTGCGTGAATTTCGTTGCCTTCTCCTGCAACTGAGAATCCAACTAACGCTTCTGAAACATCTTGAACGTATATTTTATTGCACCCTGCAGTTTTTGAGTCAATGCCTGTCATGAGGGCTCCGCCAAGACCCTCTATGAAAATCTTGTTAGCATTAGTTGCATTAACATTACCTAATCGTAGACCTATTCCATTACCTATGATTAACTGTTTGATGTCAATTACGTTCCAATGGTCACCATCAAAATCAAGCCCTACAGCCGCACTATCACTTGAAAGATACATATTCTCAATTCGACAATGCTGAAGATGATTACACTCTACCATTGTGCCTGCAAGTTTTGTCCAAGGATCATGAATTCTCCAATTCTTCAAAACCATATTAGTCTGCACGTTAGCACTTGTTTGAATAAACGGGCCTGCACCAACATAACTGCTGGAAGGACGTAGAACTGCAGCACCACCAAAATCGATAGTAAACCCAGGAGCAACGGGATCAGGAATTGTTAAGTCATCAAGTACGTCATAATAGGCTGGTTTGAAAGTTACATAGCCTGAAGGATTTAAAGCTGCTGCCGTGTTCCAAACATTTTGTATCACCGTGCCAACAACAAGTCCAGAAAAATCAACTTTTCCTGTAGAACCGTTCAAAGCCTTAGTGTAATTTCCCTCCTTGTAAATTAGGTAGTTGCACGGCAACCCTGCAACAGGTCCGCCACCACTATACATTCGAGCCTTCATCAACAATTGTTCAGCATGCATACCATCCAGTAAGTCAGCATCTAACCCTTTACCATGCCCGGGATAAACAAGTTCATCACTCAGTATTGACCTCTTTGGATGTGAAGACATGTTAGTTCTCCTTCACAGTTTCAACCTCTCTTTATGGCTTGTAAGTGGCTTCCCAATAAACCGTGTAAGTTCCAGAATTAGCCACATGAACCGTGAACTGTGTACTTGTGAATGTGTCAACGTAATAGTCGCCTGCTCCTGTAGTTCCTAATGTTACTCTCACATTGGTTGGTGTTCCAGCTAAGCCATGAGTCACCACTACGCTTGTAGAAGCTGATATGGTTGCGGTTCCACTGTTTGTAAGCCATTTCCCACTTATCCATACTCTTGTTTGCATTGTTGCGCTGAAATCAAAACGTTTAGATGCAACAAGCGCACCATCATCGTGAAAAACTGGATTTATCAAGTATCCATAAGCTGTGCTATCTACACCTTCAATACTAAAACAGTAGTTTGCTGGTGTCACCGAACCTGTTTCAATTGCACAATAGTCAAGCTTGAATCCTAACGCATAAACAATACGATATCCATAAGTGTAGAAGTGATAAGCTAAACAATCTCTTATGGTTGTTTCAATAGGTCTTGCAGAAGCAGTATTCTCATCACTAACTCTAAAGGCTTCATTTGCACTATATGAACTGCATTTCCAAAGTGTTACCCAATCAGCTGTCACCCAAAAACCATAGTCAAAGGCAGAAGTGGAACATTCCTGAACGAGAACTTGGTTTCCACTAATTTCGTGAATTTTGAACCCTGCTGATCCAGATATTTTACCTACCGCTGTGCAAGTTATACGATTTAAAGTGGCTTGTTCGGGATAATTTATTAGTATGCCTCCACCTAATGTTGAAGGATTTGACGTTTCAACCGTAAAATCTTGCAGAAGATAATATCCTGTTTTTGTTACTGTGTTAGCGGATTTAATTGCCCAATCGGTTCCTGAATAAGTAAAGGTTACACCTTCTCGATTCTCTCCAATAAATCCAAGTTGTTTTCCGTCTGGAAAAACTATACCACTACTGCCTAAATCGTATGTGCCATTTTTAATGAAAAAATTTTGCCCATTCGTCATGTTGCCTAAAACACTGTTTATCACCGCACTACTATCCGTGTCCGTGAAGTCAACTTTTCCTGTAGAACCGTTCAAAGCCTTAGTGTAAAGACCCTCCTTGAAAACAAGATAACTGCAAGGTAATCCTGCGACGGGTCCGCCGCCACCCCACATCCGAGCCTTATACAAAATCTCTTCAAGATGCACCCCGTCAACTGTGTCAGCGTCTAAACCGTGACCGTGTCCGGGATAAACAACTTTACTCATTGGTTATCGTACCACCCATGCAGGCTCCGTCTTAGCCAACGTATTACGGACAACAATCTCCACGCTATCAAGAGCATCATCGTACTGTCCACGCGGAAATTGTACCCACTCGTTCCAAAACTCGCTTTTCACACCAAGCAACAACGGATTCACCAAGATACGTTTACTCTCAAAATGGCTGCTCATAGGAATAAACCTGCTTTCTTTATCATGAACTGTTACGGAAGGCACAATTGGTAAGCCTTTAAGTTCAGGGATGAAAGTTAAGATTTTCTGGAAACTGTTAGACTCCATGAATATTTTTGCGAACTGATAAGTCTGGTGTAGCTGTTTCAGTTTTTCAAGGAATGATGGAAATGGCAATCGTTCAGCATAGACTTGAGTTAAGTAAGCTTGGTTTGTTGGTTTGTAAACACCTATGATAGCGATTCCCTGATAGTCACCTTCTCCCAACGCTGGATCCACACCAGCATAGTAGGTTAAGGTTGTTGGCAACTCTTCCCAAGTGTGAAGCCACTCCGACTTCAACAACTCGCCTTGCATACTCGTTGGATCATTCTGGTATTGGCAGTTGAAGAATATGGAGCCTATTTCGTCTCGTCTTTCCTCAAGCTTCTGCAAACTCCAGTACTCAGGCCACAACGCAGAACCATCAGGTTGAATGGCTTGTTTAATGTCAGTGTTGCCCTTCCACTTTTCAAGTAAGCCCGCATAAATGTCAGCATAACTCCACCTTGTGCCAATCACGATTATTGCACCCCAAGGATATAAAGTTGGGATGAGCACTTTATTGAACCATGTGTCAACTTTCTCCAGCTGCAGCCTTGTACGAATATTCTCTTCGTCGATGATGTCGTCGCAAATCACCAGGTCGCTTCTGCCACCGGTTATGGGGCCCATAAGCCCTGTTGCCTTCAGTGTGGGGTTTTTGCTGATTTCATCGCGGGCTATTATGATTTCTCGGTTAGTCCATTTTTTAGGTTGACGAGGTTTAAGGTTGCCAAATATTTCTCTGTAACTTTCATCAGATTCAAATATGGTGGTGATTGCAGTTAAAATTTCTTCGGCGAGACTTGCGGTTTTAGTGACTATGTTAATGTGAATGTTTCGGTAATTGCCAACAAGCCACAAAGGATAGTTTATTGTTGTAGATGTTGTTTTTGCGTGTCCACGAGGCCATAACAAAAGGTATCTTTTTTCTTTGTCAACTTCTGTTTTGAGGGGACTAAAACGGTTTTGCAGATAACGGTACCATTCAAGGTGAAAAGGTGCATTATCATAGCCAAGCGCCTCAGTGAATGCTATCAGATTTTTTTGTGCGTGGTAGCTTCTTATTGAGGATACTTGCTGCTCGGTTAAGGATATCGTCTTCATCTGTTGTGACATTTATGGTAACTCTTTCATCTATTGTTGTGGTTGTGGATGCTTCAATTTTACGAGTTTGTTTCGCTACGAAGAGTTTAGTAAGTTGACGGAATGCTTCACGTTTATCTTCTTTTCTTAGTTCACCATAATGTTCAAGCCATAACGAGCCTACCCATTCATCAAAGTCAAGTGTTTGCATCCAACGAGCAATCTTACGGTTCACGGTTTCCCGTCGTTTCTTAAGAAGTACTGCTATTTCACTTTGGTTTTTGCCATCAAGGATGAACCCTTTAATCTTTGCAATATCAAGTCGGTCTGTTGCTGAAAGTGTGAGGTTTTGTGACATCTTTAATCGCCTGTGCTACTCCATCGGCTTATATTGTTCCATGTGTTGCTATCATATTGCAACCGAATCTTATAATACCTCAAGGATACTGTTCCACCTTGCTTTCTCCAAGTTTACGTCCATCCAACGTCCAAAACTCCACATGATCTGTGTAGTGTAGTTCGTAGTGGGGTTCAGGTTTGTACCTTTTGATTATGTAGGGTGTCATGTGATTTCTCCTTTATCTAATCCATTTCGTAGATACGCTTTGTAACATGCTTTCACGCCTGTTTTGCCACGGAAATACCATTCTCCTTCGTAGATTGTGTGTATTCCTCCACAAGCTGTGCATTGATGGTTTTTGCGTGCCTTACGAAGAGTCATGTATAGTCACAGCTTTTACACAAAAGTCACGTTCAGGAACTACACTGTTGCCTATTGCTATAAGGTCTATGGCTTTCTTGATTGCCTGCTCCAAGCCTGTGGCTTCCACGGTTTCTTCTAACGTGAGTTTTGCTTTCTCGCTGTACAAACGTGTCAGATAGGTTTTCACTCACACACACCTCCCTATGAGTTTTGTAACCGTTTAGGTTACTCGGATTTTCGTTTCACTCTTTCATCTGGAATACCACAAGTCAAACCGTCAAGAGGACATCGCCACTCTTTTGTTGAATAGCAGTTTGCACAAGTCAAGTGTATTCTCCTTTGAAGTATCCCAAATGCTTTAGTATCAAATATTTTAGTTCAAGATAATATTCTTTGATAAGTATGCGAATTTCCCAAAGAGCAACCATACTAAGTGTATTCTCCTTTTATGTCCCGCTGATTGAACCTATTCGGTTTTGCGAGCGCCGACAACTCGCTAATTCAAACACCTTCTTCATTAGTCGACGGGGACTTTAAATTCAGCTCAACCAGTTTCGGGTATTTTTGTGTAGGTCTGGCAAGAGTGAAAGGGAGGATAAGTATTGCCTTCATCCCAACACTATTATGCTTCTGTAGCTGTAACCGTGAATGTCCAGCCCAGAACTGTGCCACCCTGTGCATCTGCAGGTGCAGTTAAAGTTAAGGGGCCCGTAGCGGTTTCGGTTGGCGCAATTGTTACTGAGTCAGGAGTCCAAATTTGAAGCCATCCCTCGGGTAAGTCGTTAGTAAAGGTTAATGTCACGGTGATTGAGCCTGTGTTTGTAACCGTTAAAACGGAATTTACTGTTTCTCCTGCCGTAATTGTTTCCCAGTCCCACCCCTCTGTTTTAGGGTCAAACGGTATGCCATCCAAGGTGAAAGCTAAGCCGATACCAGACACCGTCACGGTTTGAGAAATAATGTACTCTTGAACTGCGTAAGCTACTGCTACTCCAAGCGATAACGTTACTAATGCAATGATTATCCATTTCAAGTTTTTGTTCAAGTGTTTCACCTCACTATGACTTTTTCTTTCTGTTTAAACTCTTCAATCCAACCCTTCAACTCGTCGATTGTAGCGTTTGCGTTGCTGAGTTCTTTCTCCTTAGCTTGTAGAAGTGTGCTGTTTGCGTTAGAGGCGACTTGCTGTTCTAACCCTTTGATCTGCTCGACTTGACTTGTGATTGTGGTTTTCTGACTATCAATAGTTTGATTTAACATTTCTGCTTGCTGAGCTGCATAAGCTTGAGTGCCATAAACCATTTCTTTAACTTCCTCTGTCTGCTGTTTAGCCTGTCGTAAACTCGTGAACAATTTGCCTACAACCAAACTCACTGAACCTATTGCACCTGCAGCTGAAGCGAGGACTTGAACGGGCTGCTGCATAATCCAAGACACAGCGTTTTGTATGGTTGCTGGAAGGTTGCTTAACATTGTTGGGATGTTGCTGACAACGTTTATTCCATGTGCAAGGTATAGGTAGCCTCCGAAGCCGATAGCAAATAAGCAGGCGATGAGTAATAGTTGTTTAATCAATATAATCACTTGTTTCTTTTCGGTTAAGTGTAATAACGGTTTTTAAGCCTTTTTTAGTAAGAGCATAATCTTTTTTTCCGTTAACAACCCTAACCTCAGCTAATCCCTTCTGAACCAACAGCGACAAAGCTTTGTCAATTTCCTTATGACTCATTTTGTGTCTATCCTTATCGGCTCCAACTTTTCAGGCTTCTCCAACCTCTCAACGAAATAGTCTTTCAACAGTTCAAGTGGTTCAGTGAAAGCAAGATAATCCATGAGGCGCATAGCAATAGTGCTGTTCCAAACTCCATTACGTCCAAACTCGTCTTGTACCTTGCTCACTTTTGTTATCGTGATTACTCCGTTGGGCCACAAGTTGCTATATTCTTTTGGTTTTTCAAGTTTGCACAAGTAGTCGATGATGTCTCCATTTAACAGCTCTTTTAAGCTTGGGCTCGGCAACAGTTTGATGCCATAGCCTTTAATCATGCCATAAACGAAATGTTCTACTTTCATGCTGCAAACGTCTTCAAAAAGTTAATTAGATTCCTGTAACCAAGAGCATAATATTCAGGCACTCTGCCATAGGTGAGCCACTCGTTTGGCGGTTTCACTTTAATTATAGGTCCACCCTCAGGCCAACGTTTCTCTTTACCAGTCTGTGCATCCACTTCTGTTTGGACGAAGCTTGGAAAGAACTGAATGTTTTTTATGCGACTACTCTTCAACGCCATGCTGGTTGCGGGGAAACAAATGTTCATGAAGTTCTGTAAACCCAAGCCCGTTGGATCAAGAATGTCCATGCCCCACTTACTCGCGTAAGGCATGATAAGATCCCATTTTGTGATTACACAAGCTACAGCTTTTATGGGTTTTGCGTGAGTTTGATCTTTATAGTCAATTATTGCACTTAAGATTCTTTTCAAGTTCACATCAGGATCAATAGGTAAGTCACCTGTTTCCCGTTCCAACTGTATGTCATGATGGTGAACAAGGGCACGGCTTGCTGGAATTGCCATCACGAAGCCTTCCGCATTGCGAACATCTTGAATGAGCCTGAGACTTTGGTTATATTCTTCAAGGCTTGGAGCGTACGGTTCTTTATGTTTTATCATGGCTACTATGTCTTCACCAGCTACATCAACGATGGGTATGTGAATGCGTTTGTCACCCCAAACTCCAGCCCACTCCATGAGCAAGCCCGCTTCAATAGTGCTTGTTTGGTAAGGACGAGTTTTATTTGGGAAGCGTCCTGTTCTCAGTAGGCTCGCACCCTCTTCTATGTCGCTGGTGCCCTCAAGAACACGGCATGTAAACTGTTGTTCCCTTGCTGACATGGTTTGTGCTGTTAATAGTATTAAATCAGCGATTGTGGTTTTGCCAGCTCCTTGTGTACCCACTAATGCGAATCTGCATTTGAAGCTATGCCATTCGGTTGGTCGCATGTGCTGAGGAAACAGCACTTTTGTTTTTGGAGGCTTAAACATTTTTTTTAGGAAACTCATGCAAACCTACTTCTTTTCGGGTTCAACGGGTTGAGGGGTGACTGGTGAAGATTGCCCTTGTGGGATTGCCACAGGCTGAGCTGTGGGAGCCGCTTGGTAACCATACGCTTCTTTAACTGCGCTTCTTGCTGCTGATTGCCTAATTTTGTTGTAAACATTGTGTCCTTGCCATGTGATTAAGAATGTAACTACACTAAAGAATGCACCGCTGATCCAGACATCCCATGTTTGCCACCAAACATTTCCAGTAATTGCAGTGTACACGGCTGTGATGAATCCTGTAACTGTGGGTCCGAGTGTGTTGTCGATGCTGCCACCCCAACCAGGATTAATCTTGCTGATGAGTAGGTAGCCTATGCCAATGGCGATTAAGATTATGAGTAACAGTTTTTTTTTCGACATTACAACATCACCCCCTTCCTGTTTTTCTGGAATGTGCCACGACCCAATGCATCATAGAAAATTTCGCCCTGCTCATAATGGCTTGTGGCTTCGGGTAGAACATATTCAAACTGTGTTTTTAACTGTTTGTGAGTGAGGTCTAACGCGTTTTGTGTGCAAACAGTTTCACTTAACTTTTGGTCTTGGAAGCTAACGGATGAGATGAATTTGCGTGCAAACTTTTTTTGTTGTCGGCGTATCTCGCCTTGTATACTTCTGGTTCCTCGTCGATGGGTTATGATACAACCGCTCCTCCGTTTTAATTTGGGGGCGAACTGTTAAGTCTTAAGATTGCTGTGCTTTTATGGTTTTTGGTGGTTTAGAAAGTTTTATATACCCATTCGCATATACAATCACCATGCAAATAGGAGAAAAAGAAAGATGAAACCAAAAGAAGTATGGCAAGCCACCGTGATTATGATAAAACCTTACACTGACAAGTGGGACCACAAACCTTCAACGGATGACGTTCTTGAAACCCTTGCAGACCAAATCAGAAGCAAACAATTAGATGATTATTTTCAAATTAAAGTAGCAAAGGAGACTGAACGATGAGGCTTGACCGAACAAAAATCAACAAAAAAAACTTAACAACAATCCCCAAATCAATCCGCAACGCGTTAAAACTGAAAGCGGGAGACCACATTTTATGGTGTATTGAAAACGAGAAAGTAGTAGTCTACAAGGAGGTGATGTAGCTTGCATTTCTATACATACCGTTGCCCTAAATGCAACTGGACTTGTCTTCGAGACACCTATGAAGAACTGGAACACGCAAAAAAAGAACATGAAAAGGTGTGTCCAAAATGAGTTTCAGAGAACGTATGAAAGTAAAGCGTAGCAAGGCAGAAGACCTCATTTTCATAGAACTGCAAAACAGAGGATTAACTGACAAACTCTATTCATTAGAAAGCGTCATTGTATTGGATCGCCGCAGTCCACTACGAGGTCAGATTATACCGAAAGAAAGATTCATGCGAGACATGATCCCTGTAGAAAAAGGCGAGGGCCCAAAATTCACTGTACCCGACGTAATTGTTAGAACAACGCCACCCTCACCGTGTTATGCTGACGGCCCGCCACATCTCAAAAGAGGAAACAAAATACGAGACGATATGATTGATGATGAATTAAATGAATTAGGGTATCCATTCCACCGATTTCCTTACAAGGGAGACTTGGAAAGGCAGCCGACACGACTCAATCAGATATGTGATGAAATAGAAACATTATGTCAAGAGGAGTATAAATGAACTGTCCTAAATGCGGATCCCGAATGATTCAAGCTCGTGCAAGTTGGCTGTGCAGTAAATGTAACCATTCTAAGACGAAGGGAAGATGGATAAGTTGAAGGAAGGAGAAAGTTTGATGCCAATACAAGTTGAAATCACAGTTGGCAAGAAAGTAAGCAGTGAAGTCGCTAAAAACCGTTGGCGAACAGTTCGCTATGAACTAAAGACAAGCATGGGAGCAGAAGATATGGCTGCGGTTGAGGCTCAAAAAGAGGAATTGGAAGCTAAAATTGATGAGTGGCTTGCAGTTCACACAGGAAAATTAACGCGTCCCGTTGAAGCTCCAGAAGGCCCTATTCCACTTAACGATATTCCAGACCTTGACCTTGCAGAGCTTGAAACTGCAGGATGGCAAACATATCAAAAGAACCCGTGCAAACCAGGGCAGGCAGGATGGGTGAAGAATCCTGTTGAGTTCACAAGTTGGAAGGATCCGCCTCAAGTGCTGTTAAGGCTGGTTAAAGCAATTCATAAAACCCCAGAAAAAGAGCTTGTGTTAGGTGATATGGTTTATTTCTTGAAGAGCAAGTTCATCAACCGTAAACCAATCAAACAGGAGTCAGCACGATGAGCAATATTCTTATTGATACTGGGGATAATCAGCGGAAAGGCAAAGACGCAATGACACAGGCAAAACAGTATTTAGTGAAGTTTAAAGGATGCACGGTCATCCGTGACCTATGGGATGAAACAAGCAAAGTCTTTGGTTTCGAGGCGGCTGATGTGAAAGGTCAACATTTCTATTGTGCCGCTCGGAGCACGCCACCCATGCAACAGGGGATTTACAGGATTGTTAGTTGTCAGAAACGGTTAGTGGCGGTTGCTAAAAAAGAATTGAAACCGATTGTGCTCATGTACCCGTTGAATCAAGTAATCGTGTTTGATGCTCACATGATCCACTTAAACAATTTCGGAGTCAACAAACGAGAAAACATTGACTTCCTCAACTTCAGCCCTAACCTCGGATTAACATGGTTCAGTGACAACATCATGAACGTGTGGAGACAGCTGCAATATCAGAAACGTGGTGACTTACGCACTTTCACAGGTGAACCAAAATGAAGGGTAGAGTTCATGTATACCCAACGGAGAAATAAAAACCATGAACGCAGAAGAAGAGACTCAGACAGAAGGCGTTTTAGTTCATGTTTTCCGAGACGGTGATGAAATTAGAGTAAACATAGTGGATGAAAATAGTAGTGTTCTTGTGACTTTCCAAAGTGATGAAGAATTTGAGAAGTTCAAAGAAGAAATCAACAAACCATTAGAAGATTTTGGGAGAAGTGAGGGTAGGAATGAGTAAAAGACTTGAATGTTATGGAACAGCTAACACTTCTGATTGTTGTATGCAATGCCCCGATAATGAGGAATGTGCCAAAGAAACAATCAAAAGATGGAAAGAAAAAGAGGAGGGATGTTGAATGAAGAAGAAAGTTTACT